TGACGAGGGAGCCTGTACGATAAATTGGAATTTGACAATCTCCCTTTCCCGTGGTAGAATAACTGAGCGATTATGCGGATGTGGTGGAATTGGTAGACTCATTGGATTTAGGTTCCAACGCCAAAAGCGTGCAGGTTCGAGTCCTGTCATCCGCACCATAATACCTACCCTTATTTGATACAATCGTATCAGCAAGGGTAGGTATTTTTATATCCATTTTTACCCCAAAACAGGGCGAATTCCTAAACTTTGCAACGCATTTTCCTTTCCGTTGCCCAGGGATTGTGCTTTTCCTGGGTGTCCGGATTACCGAAATGCAACATATTGTGCTTTCATTTCGTTAAAATACCGCAATTCGTTATCTTACCGATTACACAAAATAGCGCCTATTATTTGTGAAATTTAGCTACTTGCATACTTTCGACAGCAGAGTTAACATCACACCCACACTTGGGAGGTGATGACAATGCAAACTTTATTGCAACTGCTGAAGCGATGCGCGGAAGACCACACCTTTGACACCGGCGATCCGGATTGCCAAACGGTGCTGGATCAGTTGTACCGAGCCTACGCAGAATCCCACGAAAACGATCCGCCGGGCATCCAGGAAGGATTCAAGGAACTGGAGAATTATTTGGAAGTCCTGCCTCTGGATGACAATAATGAGGTATTCAACCTCTGCTGCCGGATCTGCGTAGCCTATGAACACAAAGCCTTCATCGATGGGTTCCATTACGGTGCACACCTAATGTTGGAACTGCCGGCGGATATACCTAACGGATGATGAGACAAGCGAAAAATGCCCATGGCTGAGCAGAAAACTCAACCATGGGCATTTTTCTCTTATTTTATGGCATAATTCAGATGGAACAGCTCATTGATAGCGTGGCGAATATTAGTGGTATCTACACCGTAATAATTTAGCTGCATAGCATAAAGCACATATTCCATATACATCAAATCCAAAAGGGATAAACCTATAAAATCCTTATCTAAATTGCCGTGAGCATAATTATTCCGTTGCGAGGATAGACGCTTTCCCATTTCGGAGTATTTCAATTCCTCGCCGTTCATGCGATACAGATGTTTACCAAAAACACCAATAATATCGTCAATTACCTTTCCGGTGTGAACAATCTCAGACTCAAGGCTATCCGACCTTACTAGCCGCTGTAAGAACTGATAAATTTTACGCTGTTTTCTGCCATCCGCAGTGTCAAGTAATTTCTGAATTTCTTCCGCCACTGCATCCTCTGCTTTCAGTGTCGCACTGCTCTTAGCAATTCCATCAGGGAAGCTGCGTCGGAACTCCCACTCAAAAGCTGCTGTAATCATAACGAATCTGGAGGCATCAATAGACCGACCACTGCGATAGCTCTGTGGGAGGTGTCGTAGGTAAAGCGTTCCGTTCGCTATATCAGTCAAGATTTTTCCTTCAGATCCAGCAAGGTTTACCTGCTTGATATATCGGCCAGATTTAAGCGTTTCAGCTTCTGCATCACCGATTTCATTCAGTACATGCATTGTAGCAAATTCTTCATATTTTCCGTCTTCCGCAGGTGCCGATAATGCTACTTCGGGAAGAAAAACATTCTTGCGGTAACAAAGGTACTGCAGGAATTGCTTTGCGGTATACCAAAGTCTGTAGATAAAGCGATAATCATTAGTAGGCTCAAACTCAAAGAGCATAGATGAACTCAGCGTAATGGGGGGATCGTTAAGTTTTGTACTAAGCTTTCTCGAAATGCTGAATTCTACAGAAACCTGCCTATCATCAACGGTGAAGATTTGGGGAGCAGTAGTGGTTTCATTAAAGCTTTGGGTAGTGACAGAAAACACGCCTGTGGTGTTAAAACTCTCTGCGTCCATTGAAAAGCCAAATCCTTGTGTAACCGGATGAATGCAGTTAATCACAGGACTCGAAAATGACATTCTAGCAATGGTGTCACGTGAATACTTACATTTGATATAAGCTACAATGGGCACAAATAAAACAGAGTTTTGACTACCAATATGTCCTCCCTGCTTTGTGATGAAGATAAAGTCTGTGCCGGTCTCATTGCAATGTCCGGTAAGATATGGCTCATCCATAGTCAGTGGGTCGCCCATAGTATAAACACCTTTCGCTAAAGGTGTCATGATCCATTCCTGTCGAATGGTTTTCTTTTTGTCAGCAGGAGGAATCAACCGCAGTTCCTTGCCATCAAAGACGAATGTAAAGTTAATATCCCTGTATGTGCACGATCCGGTATATGTATGGGATTCAAAGGCCATATATTTCACCACCTCTGTTAGTATGGAAATATTATATTCTATAATCGACTTTTTTACAAGAGAATCGATCCAAGCCGACAATAAGCAAAAGAACTCAGGCCGTTCTGGAACATATCTGTCGACCTGAGTCCTCTTTGATATATTACGTTTTACTTCCAAACTATTATTTCTGTTCCGTTTTTGAAATGGAACATCAGGCGCTTATCGGCAAAGACCGTCACATAGTCAACTGCTGTGTTCCATAGGCTGTCTGTAAAGGTAAGTTGCGGCAGTTCCAGTTCTTTTAGAGCATCTAAGCAGTTGCGGATCGCCTCGGCTTGGATCTGCCGCCGTTCTTTCTGCTGTTGGAGAGCATCATATTTGACTTGCAGATTTTCGTATCTCTCAACCAGGGAATTGTACCGATCTGCATAGGTGGTTTGGTCGGTTGCCTGATTTGCATTTTCGTTTACCATCTGCCGAATCATTCCGGCGACCACATCCATTTCTTGCAGGATGCCTTTGCTGTCGGTGTCCAAGGAAGCAGTATCCAGCAATTCTTCTTGGATCAGTCTTCCATCCTCCAATAAAGCGGTGCGGTCCGTGAGCAGCTGGCCCAAGGCAGTAAGAAAATGCTCTTTCAGGTCATCCTCATAAATGTGCGGTGTGTTACAGGGATCGCCGTTTTCATATTTGGCATTGCACCGCCAAATGGTTCGGCGGTACTTGCTTGTACTATGCCACACCTTTGAACCAAAAACCTCGCCACAATCACCGCAAACGACTTTTCCGGTGAAAGGGCTATAGCTCATTGTGCGTCTGGGACTATTTTTGCGTCGAGCAATCTCCAGTTGAACCCGTTCCCATTCGGCCGGTGAAATAATGGCTTCGTGACTATGCTCCACATAGTACTGAGGAACCTCACCTTCATTTATTTTTGTTTTCTTCTGCAAAAAATCTACTGTAAAGGTTTTCTGCAGAAGCGCAGCGCCCTTATATTTCTCATTACGGAGAATACTGTCAACAGTAGCCCTTTGCCATATGGTTTTTCCGCCTGGGGTAGGAATACCCATTGTTGTCAATTGGCTGGCAATTGCATTACTCGGTTGCCCCTCCATATACAGTCGGTAAATCATACGAACAGTTTCTGCCTCTTCCGGAACGATTTCCGGCAAGCCGTCAGCACCTTTGCGGTAGCCTAGGAAATGGCTATAGGCAAAGCTGACTTTACCATCGGCGAACCGCTTCCGCTGTCCCCAGGTGACATTCTCAGAAATGGATCGGCTTTCCTCTTGGGCAAGGCTGGACATAATGGTGATCAGCAGTTCGCCCTTGGAATCCAGCGTCCATATATTTTCCTTTTCAAAGTAGACCTCCACACTGGCATCCTTCAGCTTGCGGACGGTGGTAAGGCTGTCCACGGTATTTCTTGCAAAGCGGCTGACCGACTTGGTCACGATGAGGTCGATCTTGCCGTCCAGGGCATCAGCGACCATGCGGTTGAATCCTTCACGGCGTTTGGTGTTGGTGGCGGAGATTCCTTCGTCAGTGTAAATACCAACGAATACCCAATCCGGTCTGCCTTGTATGTAACGGGTGTAGTAATCCACCTGTGCTTCGTAACTGGTCAGCTGTTCTTCGCTGTCCGTGGATACACGGGCATAGGCAGCAACCCTTCGCAATTGGGTAGATTCCCTTGGCAACCGTGTGATGGGGTTAATGGTTGCCGGGATCACCGTAATATTTTTAGCTGTTAGCATGATTCGACCTCCTTTCGTAATCTTCTCTGCTGGGCAGCCTCGCGCATCTCCGGTGTCCAGCTTTGCCGCCGGGAGCGGTCTTGCCATCGTTTAACGATTTGTTCTCCGCTGGCAAGGGTAAGTATCACGGTGTTATCATCACAGGCTTGCAAAACCGTTATTTTACCGATACCGCCAATTTCTTCAACAATTGTTTCAAGAATAGGTTCAGGTATCGCCTTAGAAGGACAGGCTGCTTTCCCCTGGATGTTATAAGTGGGGCAGATCCAAACGGGGCCGGTTTCCTTTACCTTCCGGCGGTATACCTTACCGCATTTGGCGCATACGATTTTTCCTGCAAGCGGATAAGTGTAGTGGGGTACGAATTTGGGTGTATGCTTCTCTGCCCTTCGGCGCATTTCCTCCTGCACAGCGTTAAATTGCCACAGCGGTATGATCGCTTCGTGGGCATCCCTTATGTGGTATTTGGGTAACTCTCCGTTATTTTGCTGCTTGCGTTTGGTAAGGTGATCCTTGCGGTAGGTAGTTTGCAGAAGCAGGTTCCCGGTATAAGAGTAATTCTGTAAAATCCGGGAAATGCTGCTACGTGTCCATTCGTTTCCGTAACGGGAGGTATGTCCAGTGGCATTCATCTCCTTGGCAATTGCCTCCAGTCCCTTGCCCTGCAGATAAAGATCAAATATCTGCTTGACCAACTCTGCCTCTTGTGGATGGACCACCAATCCACCACCTTCGTGGCGGTAGCCGAGCATCGTAGTATTCCAGGGTCTGCCATTCCGAAAATTCTGCCGCACCCGCCACTTTTGGTTTTCGCTGGCGGAGAGGCTTTCCTCCTGGGCATAGCTTGCCAGGATCGTCAGCATCAGTTCGCCGTCAGCAGAAAGGGAGTGAATGTTTTGCTCCTCAAAGAACACATCCACTCCCAATGTTTTCAGTTCACGAACGGTCTTCAGCAGCGTGACGGTATTGCGGGCAAAGCGGGAGATGGACTTGGTAATAATCAAGTCCACCTTGCCGTCTCTGCAATCCGCGAGCAGCCGCTGGAAGTTTTCACGGTTTTCTTTGGTGCCGGTTAGAGCCTCGTCTGCGTACACGCCAACATACTGCCAGCCACTATGGTTTTGTATCAAATTGCTGTAGTAGCTGACCTGGGCGGACAGGGAGTGCAGCATCGCATCCTTGCCGCTGGAAACACGAGCATAGGCGGCGACTCGCTTCAGCTTGGGGATATTCATTTTGGGGAAACGGGTCTGGGTTACGATTCGCATAAGGTTACCTCCTTTGTATCATATTGCGGTACTACATATTCGCTCTAACCAGCAGATATATCAAGCACATTCAGCGAAAATACTATCCGAAGATAGGCCGTACTTTTTGGTCAGTATTGTTCTTATGTGACAATACTCCTCGTCGTTGAAAATGCCCTGGTTTTTGAGGTTTCGGTACATCGCCAGGGACGTGCGGTAAAGGATCAGATTGCCGGGGGCATACTGGTCACGGCTGTCGGGATGCAATGTAGCAGGCCCGGCAGCAGTATTTGCGATTACTGTTGCCATAGCTATCAAACTCCTTTCCGCAGTGCTGGCAGGTCAGTTTATAAAAGGCCTGCTTGTTGACTTCTTCCTTGTGGCTGTTCCACCAGGCCATCCGGCAACTGTCAGAGCAGAACTTTTTCTCCCGGTATCCTTTGGGTTGTACCAACGGACGACCACAATGTTTGCAGGCTTTGGTGCCGGGAATGTGCCGGTGGCGGTGGATGTGGGATCTTACGGTACTGGGTGAAAGACCCAGTTTAGCAGCGATCTCGGAAGGACTGTGTCCCTCCAGCCGCATATTGTTAATAGCGATTTGATCTTGCAGTTTCATAGTGACACTCCTTCCTTGTAACTGCAGAGGGAGGATGACCCATAAGAGCCACCCTCCCAGATGGATTAAGAATATCGTTTTTGCCCCATGCGCGACCGGAGTAATAACTCCATTGCGTCTTCGTGGGGTGTATTGCCGCTGAACTCTACCGAGCAGTTCTCTTTTACGATCTGGAAGATCTGGAACCAGGCGGCATTTGCTTGCTTCATATACTCCCGACCCATAGTGACATAGGGGGATGAGATCACGGTGCCGGAGGGCTTCTTGGCAAGGAAGCCGAATTCGTTTACCGCTTCCTCGCATTGAATCCATCGTGCCACGCTCATAGCGTACTGCTCGATCTGCTGCACGGTGACCAGATGATCGCACTTGCGTTCACGCAGCCACTCCCAAGTCTCCTTGTAGATTGCTTCGGCACAGGTGACCGAGCCGTCCTTTTGCCGTGCTTTCAGGTAATCCTTTACCGGGGGCATCTCTGTACCCTTTAGATTTACGGCCTCATCCCCGAAATCCACGACCATCAGGGGTCTGCCCCCGGGGTTTCCGGTTGCAAGCTTTTCTGTAATTGCCTTAGGCTTTCTGCCGGCACCGGGACGAGATCCGCCACGGTTCGTACCATCTTTTGACATGGTATCACCTCCTTCCTTTGATTATTCAAAAAAACACTTTTGTTTTCGCTGTGTTTTTACACGGCTTTGCCCACCCGTTTACGAGGTTTTAGTCGGTAAGATATGACTCCCCCCATACCCCCCTGGGGGTCAGTCGAGCAGGTGTTCGTGTCCTCTCATATCATAAACAAATCCACAGGACGGACAGTGCTGCCAGAAAACAGGATCGTGGCTATTGTCGAAACGAGGCTCCATCTGGTGGTTGCAGTGGGGACAGGGTTTCTTCGGTACTACCAGACAGCGCTCGCAGACTCTTTTGTTACCGTCAATATCCACGTCGATCAGGTCGATGTAATCTCCATCGAAGCCGGTGGTCACAGCCCAAAAGAAGCTGTGTCCATCGCCCTGCTGATCAAAACAAGACCCCTCAAAATCGGATTTTCGGCTAGCCAGCACCGCATAATCACCGCTGATGGGCGTCACACTCTTGATTACCATTTCACATCACCTCCCTTCATCATAGCTTGAACATGAGAATCCTCGGTGTCTACGGCATCAACGCTGGTGTCCAATCGGTAGCCGCAGCCAAGGCAATCCTGCCAAGAGGTGGGGTTGTGGTTGACATCGTATTTGGGGAACATCTTCCGTCCGCAGATGGGACAATCGATCTTCTCCACCACCAGGCAGCGCTCACAGACTTCATAACAACCCATCTCGTCCAGTTCGACCAGAACGATTTCATCGGGGTCTTCGTCACCGCCATCCAGGACAGCCCAGAAGAATTGGCGGTCATCCAGCTTGCGATCGTAGCAGAGTTCATGGTAATGCTCTTTGCGTGTTGCCAGAACGGCATAGTTGTTGTTGACCGTAGTCATGCTTTTGAACTTCATTTTGAAGTCCTCCTTTCGTTTAATGAAAATGGTTTGTTTGGATTTTTGTCCTTTTTGTCCTTTGTCCCATAGGGTAATAGATATAAAAAATATAGAAATATATATTCGTTAAACTACTGTTTTCTATATACCCGCGTAAGAGTATGTACCTCTACCTTAGAGGACGCGTGACAAAAAGGACAAAAGTCTGTTTATGCTGACTTTTGGTAAAGCCAGGGATTGACGAGATATATGGGGTTGGACGGTCTGCCCTTGATGGGAACTTGCTCGCCGTCCTTTAATGCCAGGTAACCCAGATCGGTTAGGTGGTTCAATACCACCTGCGCAGCGTCTGCGGTCTTGAAGCTGCGGCACAGACGCATAAGATCCCGGCGGTTAAATTCCAGCAGACCGGTCTTGAGAATGGCATCCAGCGCATACTGGCTTTGCTTGACCAAGGCATCTGCGCCCATAAGGGTGTAGGCGGCACGAGCGTGTTCTGTGAAGTATCTGCCGATGGCAATCGCACCGGCCATCTGTTCCAGGGAGACTGTGGTGGATTCTGGAACATCCAAGAAATCTGCACACTTGGCATTGGCGGCTCGGCATAGGAGTCCGGAGATCCGCAGCACAGCGCCTACCAGCTTGCCGGCCCAATCCGGAATGTCGGAATACTCATTCTTCAGTTTGGACTCTACCTCGCCGGCAAATTGCTCCAGCAGTTTGTCCGCCTCCGGGGTTAGGCAGATCAATTCCGGGATCCGTGGCTTTTCTTCGTCCAGTAGGTTACGGATGGTAATCTCATAGCATCGGGAGACCTCGTCCGGAATTGGCTGGGTGCGGTACAGACGGTCACCCACACGGGATTGGGGCATACAATACATAAATCGTGCGGTCAGGCCTCTGCCTCGGAAAGTGCCGTTGCTCATCATACCGGAGAGCACATTGGGTTGTACTGCCAATAGCACTGTCAGTGCCGGGTTCATAATGCTTTCGCTGTTTCTGCCGATACGGTCCACACGAATGCTGTCGCCGCTGTGACCTTTGAGGAATACGTCGATATTCACATTCTTGGTGTAAATGCCGGACAGCATATCAAAGATACCGCCTTCCGCAGAGAGGATCGCCGCTGTGCCGCCGTTCTCAGATAGAACAGAGGTCAGCTTTTCTGTGGTCACATCGTCCACATACAGCCGCATCGGCATTGCCTCCTGAAAGTTGGCTAGCTGCATTGATATGTCCTGCAGATCCTCAATCTGTGCCTTGCCTTTGAGAACCATTTCCTCTAGGTTGCGCTGCTGCTTTTCGAGTATTTTCTTTTCAACCTTGCTACGTTCAATGGCGGCAGCGTGCTGTTGGTTATATGCCGCTTCAAACCGATGTACCGCGCCGGCCATATGGCTAATGACCGCAGACTTTCGTTCTGAAGGCTCCGCCACAATTACCGTGAACAGATTCAAAGGCTCGATCCAATCGTCCTTACCCTTGATCCGGTACTTGCCTTGCTGACAGAGTGCCAGCACTGCCAATGCTGCCGTTGCAGCCATATCCACCGGAGTCTGTGTGGTTTCCGACACCGCAAGGACATAGTCCCGGATTGCTGGGGGAAATGCATCAACCGGAAACTCCGGAAGCGTGTGCTGGGCGAAGGGGATCGGCGGTTCCCATTTGGGTTCTGGCGGTGCGTTATACTCCTCCGGAGGCACATAGTCCGGTTGCTTTTTTACCTTCCCCCGGTAGAACTTGAGGGCGCTGCTCCAGATCTGTTGCAGCTCCTCTCGTTCCAGCGGAGGGTGGCACTTTTCTGCTTCCTCCAGGAATTTCTTCCCGGCTTCCTTGGTGTCGCCCCAGCGCTTGAGGATCTTTCCAGCGGCATGAGAGAGGGTGCTGTTACGGCTGCCCTCTGGGATTGTTTCCTCCATAACAGCAAAGGCCTCCTCGGACTCCAGATCCCACAGGTATTTGTCAATGGTGGTATCGCCGGGGAAGATGTACACCTCAGTGTCCGGGTTTCCAAAGAAGAACCGTCCGGCATCCAACGCTTTTTCATCAAAGAATGGGAATGCGGCTTGGAGACGTTGCATCAGTTCGGTATAGACGTTGGGGTCGGTAATGGTATTGACCAGTAAAACCACATGGAAACGAGGCCGTGGAGAATACTTACCCTTCTGCTTCATATTGTTGCGGCTGGTGTATACGATGCAAGGCACATCCAGGAACAGCCGGGGAATATCCTGGACATAGACCCACTTACCGGGATCGTCTGAATGGTCGTTGTCAATATCCGCTGCCGCTACCGCCACCTCTTCAAAGTTCTCGATGCTGCGGTAACTATTCTTGAACCGGATAAAGGTATGGTCATAGCAGAACAGCGCCTTCAGTTCCTCCGGCGTGCTGCCGGCACCTATATTGGGATACCTGCAGTTCTTTGCGTTACCGCTCTCCCAGGAGTGGTATACTGTTATTTGCAGAGGTTTGGCATCGTTTGTCATTTGTTTCACCTCCTTCTGCGGAAAGATAAAAATAGATTAGTTGCCTGTGGATTGCTTCATAAGCCATTCCTTGTAGGCGTCAATGGGGATCAGAATTCTAGTGCCAATGCGCAGAGTGGGAAACCCCGGTGTTTTCACCAGTTCATATGCCTTGGGAAGGCTGATGCCCATTTGAGCGGACAGTTCCTGCACGCTCATAGTTGTTCGTTCCATAGATCACATCTCCTTTCTTCTATAATGGTTTGGGAGCGGTGGTTGATTGTCTTATCTTAAGGCAATCTCTGCCTTGCTGTTGGTGCGGATCTGCTGTACCGCATTGTAAGCGGTAAGATCCTTGTTGCCATAATGATTGCGCTTGTCCAGACGTGCTTCCTGCTCTTTTATCTTGCGGTTGGCTCTCTGCTTGATTCTGTTCTTCATAAGTAACTCCTCCTTTCCTAAAATGGATAGACTTTCCCTATCGAAGCCGACCTGGTGGGCCGGTGCGGGAAACTACCTTTTTTAAAGGTCGACATCCGTCTTGGAAAAGTATTTTATTGTTTGCTCTTGTTTTCTTCGTTATTGTACAGTATAATGTCACCGAACACCACTTTCTAACGGTGACCCCAACGGTGACACTGGAGGTAGAATATGCCTTACAATTCATACGGTGACTATGTGCCGTCAAAAGCAGACAAAAGAACAGATGTTCTCGGCTATGATGCGATTGGCGGTGTTGGCCACTTAATTTATCATCTAGTACGCTTTAAGGAATACGAATTGGATTATGCTCCCGGCGATGTGCTGATTGCGCGGCCTTATTGCCAAAAAGGTTATGAACCGGAGTTATATACAAATGATTCACCCATCGGCGCAGAGTTGACTGCAAGCATCTATAACCTGGCTAAAAAAATAGACGATCCCTCCCAAGAGAGACCGTACACGGATTTGATTATTGAATGGTGTAAGAAATACGGCAACCCCTATGCCATTGATTCCATTCACGCTTACTTAATGGAGCCTCAGTACAGACTGGAGGAAGATGGCTATTTTATCGAAAAGGATGCCACATTCAGCATCAGCGAATTTATGCGGGATCTTGAACGATTCTACCAGGCAATGCGAATGCATTTTGCGTTTGAGCAGATGTGCTTGGGTAATGACGAGCCGGCACTTGATTTATGTGAAGATGGTAAGTATTTTGCCGGATTGCCCTTCTTTGAGCAATACCGCCACGACCCAGATGATTTGCCGGAGATTGACTATTCTTCTGCCGGCGACGACCTGCTGAAAATGATGCAGTTGGACAATGAGGCTACAAAGGATATGGAAGCAAGCGATGACTTTGAAAGAGTACCCTTTGATTATTACGAAGAACTGCAAGAGAAAATGGTTGATATGATGCCGGATTTCCGGGTGCGCTTGAAGGTGAATCCAAAAACCAGAAAGATGGTATTTGCTGCAGATGTGCATTCTGTATTTGATATCTGCTGGTATACCTTGGCCCGAAAGATGTCTGAAGATGTAGCACCGGAGGATATGGGTCGAAAGAAGAAAGATACAACGGTATATGACCGGAACGAAAACGAGGGTGTGATCATGTCTTGCCCCTTCTGCGGAGAGGCTTTTATTCGGAGGAGTAATCGTGCGATGACCTGCGGAAAACCGGAATGTACCCGCGCACGCAAACGCTTAAACAAGAAAAACAGCCGTCAAAAGCAGAAAATCACTGCACAGCAAAGCAAGTAGTGCCAATCATCGCAATTGTTCCGAAACGATGATTTTGTTGAAATAAAAGCAAATTTGTGTTTTAATAAGGATAATAAAGTAGCGAGGTGCAAGAATGGGCAGATATAATAGTTCTGTTTATAGGGTTCGGCCACTTATGCAGGTCGTAGAAAAAGATATCACTGCGTTCCATAAATTGCTGTCGCTGGTAGATATTGCGTCTTTGGGAGTCCCTAATATCTACCTTTACGATGGAGAAGGCTGTGTTGAAAAACAACTCAAACCCAGCAAACGGCATCTGGCGGCTTTAATTTCCTATATGGCAGAAAAAGATCACACTGGTGTGAGCGTTACTAATACAATGCGCCGACAGTTGTTCTTTCCTGATCCCAATTCGCCTGCCAGTCGTGCCGAGGCTTGCCGGGCAGCATTAGCGGAACTTGAGAAAAGCTATGATGCTTTGGCATCAACCAACAGGGCTTGGTATGTATTTGAAGGATTTACAAACCCGGATATATTTATTGAGGGCGATGATTATGTTATTGTATGTGAGGGAAAGTGGACAGAACCGCACATAACGACCAAGACCACGAATCTTGCCGCTGACAACGAATACCGCAATCAAATGGTTCGCCATATCCAGGGGGCCTTAAACTACACAAATAAAAAAGTATATGCTTTTTACATCGTAGATAAAGACTGTGGCTATGAGGCGGATTTGTCAACAGATGCATTTGCTGCGCAACTGGAAAAGGAAACCATCAAAATCCCCGGCAAGGAAAAAGAAGAAATTATCAGTGCATTTTGCGGATATACCACCTGGCAAGATATAAAAAATGTGTTGCCTGCGGTTGATTTCAAAACAAAAGCAGAAATCGGATAGATAAAGGAGAAATGCATATGGAAGGTTTTGAAGCTAAAAAATTAGCATTGCTTCGCATTTTACAGATCCTACATAAATATAGCGATCTCAAGCACCCTTTGACGCAAGAGAAAATCGCATACTATTTGGATTCTGAATATGGTATCGTTATCGAAAGAAAAGCGATCAGCCGCAATATTTCCTTGCTCATGGATGCGGATGTGGAAATCGGTCATTGCCGGGATGGCTATTATTTGGAGACCCGCGAGTTCGAGGACACAGAGCTGAAACTGCTGGTGGATAGCGTATTGTGTAACCAGAATATAACAGCAAAACATTCTGCTGACTTGATTGAAAAGCTTTGCAAGTTGTCCAATAAGTATTTCCGCAGTCATGTGAAGAATGTCTATGCTGTAAAAGATTGGAACAAATCGGATAATTCTGCACTGTTTTTTAATATTGAAATGATCGATATGGCAATCAATGAAGGCAAGCAGGTGCAGTATGACTATAATAAATATGGCAAAGATAAGAAGCTGCACAAATCCTCTTTCCAGAGAGCAACCCCTTACCAGTTGATTGTGCATAATCAGCGGTATTATCTGATGGGTTATAGCGAATATTGGGGAAATATGATTTTTCATCGATTGGATCGTATCACCAATATCAAAATTTATGATGCACCGGCTTATCCCCTCAAGAAGATCCCGGGTTACGAGTCCGGCATAGACTACAAGAAGATTTCCACGACGATGCCCTATCTGCACAGTGACAAACCGGAACGGGTTGAAATGCTCGCCGAAGCGTGGGTGATCGATCAGGTAGTTGACTGGTTCGGTAAGGATCTTGCCGTACGCGAAACAGAAGACCCCGAAAAGATCATCATTTCTCTTTGGGCGAACCCCTATGCCATGAGCCTGTGGGCATTACAGTATGTGAATTATATCGAAGTGATTTCTCCGGCACATCTACGAAATAAAATACGGGATTTCCTGAAAACCGGATTCGATAAATATTCTAAATAATAATGACAAAGAACCGTGATTTGAAAAAGTCACGGTTCTTTTTTTGCGCTTTTTTGAAACGTACCGTTTTCGGTGCATGACGTTTGATACCATATCCTTACGAATCACCCACCCTTACTATACACATTTTGATAAACAACAAAATCGGAGGAATGGATATGAAAAATTACAATCTGACAATCGAAAACGGCGTGATCACCTGGGTTGAAACCACCGACGAAAATGGCAACCCCATCGAAGGGATCCTCTACATCCCCAAGGAGGCTACATCTTTCTCAACCGATGCCTGGGTCGCACTTGGTTGCGATACGAATGGTATCCGTGTCCACAAGGACAATCCCGTGTATTCCTCCGCGCATAACTGCTTGTTGAGCAAAGACGGCACAAAGCTGATCAAAACCAGCAAGTCCAGCGATATTTCCAAGCTGACCGGTCTGAAAACCATCGGCCGGGATGCATTCCAAACGCTGGGCGAAGACCCCGATGCATTTATTTTCCGCATCCCTGATGGAGTGGAGGTGCTGGACTACCGGGCTTTTGCGGTCACTGCGCAGCGGGTGGAGATTATTGTGCCTGCTTCTGTGGTCTTTGTAAATCTGTTGGCGTTTATGATCCACAGCGAGCACACCCATATCATTTTTGAAGGGGATACGGAACTTCGAATTGGCGCTTTTGG